CATCCCTCACCTCTTGGCTTTTCAGAAACATGGATATGGCCTCACTGATACTTTTCATTTGGATTACAGATTCTATGGCACTTATCTCTCCATCCAGTACCTTTTGGATAAATAAGGACGCCAATTGTTCTTGTTCCGATTTGCTGGCCGGAATTTTGTTAATTGAAAGCTCTTTACTCATGGCAGATTATTGTTTATTCGATATTGTTCATAGTTGGCTGATATGACACTCAAATCCTCCGGGGAAACCTTATAATTCGCATTTATAAGGTTGACAAGCGAAAGCCTTTTCCCCTCTTCCCTAGATTTTGTGAGGTATTTATGAATCCATTCCATAAGTTTTTCATCGGCAAACTGGTCTCTGTTAAGCATTTTGCGGTTGTCTGTTGATGGAGCTGGTTGTCCATTAGGCTGGTTGTATTTGGTACTGTCTTTTTCCCAGTACACATCCGCACCCATACCTAATGCCTTACAAGCCACAGATATGGCATCAGTCAAAGCCATTTTATAACATTCGTCGGATGTATAAAGCCCGTTCTTCTCGTTAGTCACGAACGAAGAACCGCCAATGCCCTGAATGGCTTTACTCCATTCACCGCCCATTTTTACAAATAGGTTTATATGAACGAAACTGGATACTACACCATTGCCTCCGTATTCATTCCACATTCTTATGATTTCATACTTCCATCCGAAACCGCATATGCCAAATTCTTCAGTAAGTCTCTTTATACGCCACATGGGATTTATATCAGACATTCCCTTTAACCTTCCTGCGGCAATAGTCTTTACGGCTTCCTGCGGAACTTTTCTGATACGTTCGTATAAGCATAAGTTAGGGTTACTTTCCATAATTAATTGTTATTGATTGTTTTTTTACGTGGGATATACGGGACTTGAACGCCGTGACCTGTGCATGAAACCTTTAAATAATACCATGACAAAACTACAAATACCAATACCATGCACCGCTCTGCCTCTGAGCTAATATCCCGGATAGCCGCCCGTCTTCGCAGATTGGACGGCACGAATTACTAATACTAACACATTTCTGAAGATTTACTATCACTCATTGTAGGTTATGTATATCCCAAGGCATGAAAGGGATGCCATCAGGGAGAACATGAATGCAGGGAATACTTGCCCCACATTGGTTACGGCTACCGACCTTACCAGCAATACTACTGCATACAATAAGCAGAAGGCAAAGAATACCGTATAGCAATTTATCTTTCTCATACAAAAATGATTTCGTCTCTGTAAACCTCGATAAAGGAATGCTTTCCAAACTCTATCGTTACCTTGTCACCGCTAATGCTGTATATGGTCCCGATTCTGTCTTCCCAGCCGGGAGCGTTGTACTTGACTTTTACTTTTTTCTTTCCCATATATGTTTATTTAGTCTTGTGATGCCTCTACAGCTTCACCATTAACCAATGTATAGAAGGTGTCCGCTTTAACAGACTTTCCGTCCACTTTAAATGCCTTGACTGAAACGATAGGATAAGTGTTTCCGTCCCATTCGCCACGTTCAGCAAGCACAATCCAACATCCTAATGCTCCCTTTGCCTTGCAATCCTTTCCGGCAGCAAGAGCTATACTTTCTTTGCCGGTAGCTGATGCAGCGCCTTGGTAGCCGGTAGCTGATGCAGCGCCTTGGTAGCCGGTAGCTGATGCAGCGCCTCGGTAGCCGGTAGCTGATGCAGCGCCTTGGTAGCCGGTAGCTGATGCAGCGCCTCGGTAGCCGGTAGCTGATGCAGCGCCTCGGTAGCCGGTAGCAATATTTCCCTTTACCCACTTACATTTACTAAAAGTGAACTTGATTGCCGCATCAACAATGCTCTTAATGCTTAACTCTGCTCCTATGTGGATTTTTGAGCAAGCAATTTTGGTATCATCTGTATCAACATCCATTTCTCCACTTCCTTCAACTTCATGAAATTTGTTCATACCAATGTATGCAGGAGGATAATATCCGAATACATCCAAGGGATAAAGACAGAAATGGAAACCTTTACTGCAAACGCTTATGTCACCCTGCTCTTCGTAATCCTTTCCTTCGTCATACTTGAATCCTCTGCAAGTCATATCGGAGTTGAACCCCTTGAATCCTCTAATCTTGCTGAATTCCTCTGGTATGGTAACGTTACCCGGGAGATTCGCTCTGAGTACCATGTATGCCATATAATTCGTGTCAAATCCAGCAATTCCCGTTCCGATGGCGGTAAGAAGGAATTCCTTTTCCGGATGCTCGTTGGCAAAATGCCTTAAGTTGCCCAAATAGTTTATCAAGTCTTCTTCTGTGACTTTCTCCATATCCTCATCCAGCGTTGGAATGGCATAGGATTGCCCTTGGATTCCTTCGGCTTGTCCCATGATTGCACCGAATTTTTCAACCGCTAATCTGGCTGCTCCACCGGCATGGTTACCGTTCATATTACTACCAAAAACAAATATCTGATTCTCTTTAAGTTCCTGAATGTTGTCAGGGGTAAATCTCTTTTCCATGATTTATATTGTTTTAAATTGATGTTCCTAAAAAAGAGTCCGGTCTATTTTCTCAAACCAACCGGACAAAACCTAAACTCTAACTTCAATCATTCATGCTCCCGTGGGCGTTCCGGTGGTAGCCTTACTGCCCTCCAACATCTATGGAGGACCACGGGATAATTACATATTACTTCAATTTTCTGATTATATCACCGCCATAAGAATCTTGAGTCAACTCTATAAACTCATGTACGGTGTAAGCATCCTTATCAATGTCTATACCCTTATTGATACAGAATGACAACCTTCCTTGCTTGCACGAACCGGTCAACACATGATGCCAATGGAACAATTCTTTAGCCGATACCTTTTTAGTAAAGTCTGGAAAATGCTTTTTAAAAGCTTCTAGTCTTTCCTCCTCGGTTGAATCGTCATACAATTTTTCTTGAAGTGAAGCAAAGGCCTCGTGCAATGTTTCTCCATGAGCGAATTTCCCATTCCCTTTTGCAACAAATGTCTCAGTCAATGTAAAGTCATCGTTCAGTATATATCCTTTAGCTACATTGTCATGAACATGCTTGATAATTGTAGGAATATCATCAATGATATATACTTTGTCGCCATTGAATGTTTTAATTCCATAGCCATAGCCAGAGCCAGAGCCATAGCCATAGCCATCGCCAGAGCCAGAGCCAGAGCCATCGCCATAGCCAGAGCCATCGCCAGAGCCAGAGCCATCGCCATAGCCAGAGCCATCGCCAGAGTATATACTAAGAAACTCTCTTATCTGTTCTTCCATACGTCTACCTCCTCAATGGATTTTATTGCTTCGTCTGTACAAGGTATTATTTCAATAACCCCTAAAATTGAAATTATCGGCACGGCCAATGTGAATTTACAATCATTAGGGCGTTTTGTCCCTTCTACTGCCAATTGGCTGATAGATGCAGCCCCATACCAACACCACAATCTTCGGCAGTCTGTCAATGTAACTTCACTACCATTCTTTTCTTTCAATACTCCGTAAAATACGCCCGCTCTATCAGCGCGGATAATAACTTTTTTCCCAATCATAATTCTATATATTTAAAAGATTAATAAGTGTTGCTCGCCCTCAACGCAACAATGCGTGTTTAGCCTTTCAGCATACCCGAATTTGACGGGAGGGGAGATATATCGATAAGCGTGGTATGGTCGCCCTTCGCCGCCATTTACTTTGTACCTATTAAGGACTGGATAGGACGCTTATATTGTCTTTTAATATTGTTCCTTTGCGATACGGGTGCCCAAACCGCATACTCGCCACCGTAGGACATTTCGGTGCAAAAGAACCGTCGTAAACCTTTCTGCCCATTCGCAGCATGGCTATCACTGTGTGATATTCCCTATTTTCAATACTTCGTTGTATGTTCACAAGCCAACGGGTTATAGTCTTAGCCGCCTTGTGCTTCACAATTTGCAGATTAAATCCGCTCCAAAGACCTATCAAGTGCTCCCGTCCGGTCCTCGCTACCGGAAGCCGTTCAATCCGACCACGGGAATGTTTAAAGATTCATGTCCATATGCTCGTATCGCCAGCCGAGCATCGCGTATCCTATATCATGGCTATTGCATTTCCTGCCTATAGGCTCCCTGCCGACAAGGGAAGCGGTGTATTCGTCCATCTTTATCTTAGCATCAGCCCAAGCCTCCCTCAACGCATGCCCGAAGGAATACCACCGGAGTGACTTGTTCCTTCTGGAGTAGGCAAAGGCAAGCTGCATGATGGCTCTGTGGTTGTATCTGCCGTCAACTACAAGATTGTAATCCCTTGATTTCATCTTTCGAGAAGTTTTATCAATGATGACTTCTTGAAACGAAGCACTCTCCCACTCTTGCTATGAGGAACGGTGTCTATACGGTTGTATAAAGTTCCCAGAGACCAACCGAGTAATTCCGCAGCCTCACGGGCACCAAGCCATTCAGAAGTTTCCTCTTCAACAGCTTCCTTTACAAGTCTTTTCACGTCATTACGCATAAGCTTGTACAACTCCTCAGCGACTGCTCTTGCCTCTGAACGGTTCATTTCTTTTCGATTGCGGTTATAGTAACCTTGAAAGTTTTGGTATCAATTTCCACCTTATATCTCTCTACATCCGGTCTTGGAATTGCCAAAGCCGTTCTGTAAGCAGTTGCTCTCGCAGAGTCACATTCGTTGTAATTTGACAGCCATACGGTAAGAGAACTCCCTGGCTTTATCTTCGAAACTTCTTCTCTTGTTACTTTCATATTCTTTCTTTATGTAAATTTTCTACATTATCTTTGTTTTTTAATAGAAAACCACTATATTTGCCTTCGGATATAGTAAAAGCGGCTTTTATAGTTGCTCCTATTTTTTTTATGCCTTGTTGTTGTCGTTCTGTCGTTCTAACA